ACAACACCCTTCTGTGTGAACATAAATCAGTCCTCAGACCTCCCGCCAGTGACGCCACACATCGATGACAGGGATTGTATGTTATTTGCTGCGGGAATCTATTTAAACACGCCTGAGGAGTGTGCAGGAGGGACTTCCTTCTACATGTTAAATGGAAAACAAACAATCACAAACGAAGAAATACAGGGGTGGTTAACAAAACACGGCAGAGAAAAATTCTGGGATCATTACATCACAGACACCGAAGATGTTCCTGATTGGGATTTATTGAGTGTGGCTGAGATGAAGTATAATAGACTTGTCATGTACCCTGGGAATGTTGCTCATACTGCATACATGAAACCAGATATGTTCACTGGTGATTTGTATAGACTTATCCAAATGATGTTTATTGCCTTAGATCCATGAAGAAGAATTTTATTGATGAAAGTGAAGTCTTTGCAATTAATAAAGACTTACAGGCAAGTGTTTATACCATAGGACCAGAGAATTCTAAGATTGTCTATGTGGACAATTTTTACAAGAATCCAGATATGGTTAGGGATCTTGCATTAACCATTCCGTGTACAAATAATCCCATTATTATGGCAGGGGCTCCTGGTTCTAGAGTAGACGCATATTATAACTTTGAACCATTGACGCCATTCTTCACAAATATTCTTGGTGGTGTTTATGGAGATAATATGGAGAAACATCAAATTTCTCCACAAAAAGTCCAAGACTCTATGAAAGGACTTACATTCTGCGTTAATGTTACACAATCTGAGAACTTGAAACCTATTGTTCCTCACGTTGATGACGATAGTGGTCAGTTGTATGCAGCAACAGTTTATCTTAATAAGGATGATGAGTGTGCAGGTGGAACTTCATTTTATACTCTAGAAGGTAACCAATTGGGTGGTCCAGATCAAATTGATGCCTGGTTAAAAAAGAAAGGAAAGTATCCATACTACGATAATTACATCACTGATAGTGAAGAAGAGTGGGAGATGATACACCTTGCCGAGATGAAGTATAATAGGTTTGTGATGTATCCCGCCAACATTTATCATACGGGTTATATTAAACCAGGTATGTTTGTGGGCAATACTTGGAGATTGGTTCAGATGTTCTTCCTATTTCTGGGTGGACCAGGAACCTTCTTGCCTGTTAATGGCAATGAGTATCAAAAATTTCTAGAATATGGAGAACCCAAGTGAGAATCGTATTTACTAACGGCACCTTTGATATTTTACATCCTGGTCATATTGAACTATTCAAGGTTGGTGCATCTCTTGGAGACAAACTGATTGTTGCCACAGATACTGACCAGAAGATCAGAAAGGATAAAGGTCCTCTTAAACCAATTAACGACTTGTGTTATCGAGTTGCGATGTTGGAGTCCATTAAGTACATAGATACTGTACACTATTTTAATGATAGACAAGAATTAGAGGATTTAATCGAACTCTATAGTCCAGACATTCTTCTTCTTGGAGGAGACTGGAAGGGCGGTGACGTGGTGGGATCAAACTTTGCAAAAGAAGTTAGACATTTGCCTAGAGTCGGTGGGTACTCTTCTTCAAATGTTATTCAAACCATCCTGAAAAATTATGGCTGATGCATTTAAGGTACTTGTTATTGGGGATACTTGTGAAGACGAATACGTCTACGGAAGTGTTAGTAGAGTAAGTCCCGAGGCACCTGTACCAGTATTAAAATATGATTATGTAGAAAAGACCCGAGGTATGGCGGCAAATGTCAACCAAAACCTCAGGTCTTTTGGTATAGTTACAGATCTCCTTACTCACAAGGAATCTATTGTAAAGACAAGATTCATTGATAAGGAAAGTGGATATCAATTGATGAGAATGGATGAGGAGGTTGAAGTCACTCCAATTAGTGCTTCTCAACTCAGATCATCTTTTATTCACTTTGGTGGATTCGATGCCATGATCATTTCCGATTATGGAAAGGGGTTCGTTCCTCAAGATAGAATGCTGGAACTAATTGATACTTTCCAAGGTCCCATCTTTATTGATACAAAGAAGACGGAAATTTGGCATAAAGATAATGTATTTTGGAAGATCAATAGAAGAGAATACGATCTCCTAGACAAGACTCATGATCTTTTTCCACTAGACAGTCACCTCATTGTGACTCAGGGATCTAACGGAGTCAAGTGGTCAGGGATTACATTTCCATCAGAAAAAGTAAAAGTCTATGATGTGACTGGGGCCGGCGATACATTTCTGGCCGCGTTGGTCGCGAAGTTCATGACAACTAAGGACATGCAGCAATCAATTGATTATGCAAACCGAGCAGCAGCCATTGCAGTTCAACATCCAGGAGTTTACACCTTAACTCAAAAAGACATTGAGAGATTATGAGGAGTTTGTTTTCTACCAATATCGTTTATGTTGACGACTGCAATCTAAATCTAACAAATTTAGAACGTAAATGCAGAATTCATATGGCAACAGAACCATCCAGTGATAGATCTAATATTGGTGGTTATCAAGGTCATGGGTTTGATGATAATGAATTATATTCTTTGGTAGAAAGAAACATTCCAGTCCTTTTAGATAAACCAATTAAAAAATTTAAGTTTGGATCTTGGGTAAATGTAAATGGTCCAGGCTGTTTTAATGAAAGGCATTCACATGACCCACATGGAGGAACTTTTCTGAGTGGAGTTTTTTATGTGAAGTGTCCAGAAAATTGTGGTAGAATTAGATTCTATGATCCGAGACCACATATTCAAACTTCTCCCGACATGAAGTATTACAATGAAGGAGATACATATCATTGGATTTCTGCCATTCCAAATACGTTGATTATGTTTCCCGCTTGGTTGGAACATGATGTGGAGATCAACAGATCTACAGAAGAAAGAATATCAATCTCCTTTAATGTCTTTGATGTCGAATATTAAAAAGTTATGAGATACGTTGTTGATATTGATGGCACTATTTGTATGCCAGGAAAAGGTGAGGGACGGTACACTGAAGCAGTGCCCGTTCAGGTTAGAATTGATAAAATAAATAAACTGTATGATGAAGGTCACTACATCGTATATTTGACTGCCAGAGGCATGGGTAGATTCGGGAATTCTCGTATGTTATCCCACAAAACATTTTATCATTTTACTTACGACCAACTAAAATCTTGGGGTTGTAAGTTTCATGAACTCCATATGGGCAAACCTGCTGGAGATTATTATATTGATGATAAAGGTGTAAATGATGGAGACTTTTTTGATAAGTGAGTAAATGCACTAGAATTGATGATGAATCAAAGATAACGGATCTCATCTATGTCTTTGATGACTTTGTTCCTCATGAAGACTGCGATCGAATGATTGAATGGTTTCATGATAATGAAGACAAACATAAAGATGGTGTCGTAAACTCTGGAAAAGGAGTGGATGAACACCTACTAATTAAATCGGCTAAAAATTGCAGAGAAGCAACTGTTCCATCTGAAGATCCCATATCTGGACTTCTAACAGACATAACCAGAAACGCATACTCAAGAATCATAGAGAATGGGGTTACTGCCCCTATGGTAGACATCTTCATTAATGGATATTCAATTAGAAGGTATCCAGTCAATGAAGGTGTATTTAAAGTTCATGTAGATCAAGGCGCAGGTGATACAGTACATAGATTGTTTGCTGTTTTGATTTATCTGAATGACGTAGAAGAAGGCGGAGAAACATTATTTCCAACTTGGGGTATAGGTGTTAAACCTAGAAAGGGAAGAGTTCTCATCTTCCCATGCAACTGGTTATTCCCCCATGAAGGATGTGTTCCAACTTCAGAATCAAAGTACATGTCAGCAATGTTTATTAATTTTGTTCCTCCATATATTGAACAAACCAACCAAAGGAGTACACTCTGATGATTTCTTCAAGACCTAGAGCAGGAGAACCAATTAAGTTTGTCCCTAAAGGATGGGGATTTGAAAAATGGATCGTAAACTGCGAACAATACTGCGGTAAACTTCTTTTTATTGCAAAGGGCAAAAAGTGTTCTTGGCACTTTCATAAAAAGAAAGACGAAGTTTTCTATGTCCAGAGTGGAAAAATTAGAATTTACTATGGATGGGAAAATAATATCGAAATGGCAACCGTGGATGTTCTAGAAAAAGGTGACAAATTTCACGTTCCCATCGGAATGCGTCATAGAATGTATGCCTTAGAGGATACTGAACTGTTTGAATTTAGTACAGAACACTTTGACGAAGATAGTAATCGTATTACTCCAGGAGACTGAATGAAACTTAGTGATCTTATTTGTTGTTATAATGACCTTAGTCATAAAGACTGCAATCTTATCATAGATTGGTTCAAAAAGAATACTCATTTACATCAAGAAGGAAGAGCCTCCGCGACTGGTAGTGGTTCCGTAGTTAAATGGGATCATAAAGTTGCAACTCAGGCATACCCAGAAAGAAATGATGAAATCTCACATTTCATTACTTCTAAAATTATTAATGCCTTCCAAAAGTATGAGTCTGAATATCCAAGTCCCAAAGGAGAACCTCTTGGTCTCCGAGATCTTTCTGTTCGAGTTTATCCAAAAGAAAAGGGATTTTTCTTAGAACACTTTGATCAGAATGCATTAAATGTACATAGAGTTTTTGCAATTATCATTTACCTGAATGATGTGGAAGTCGGCGGATCAACTACTTTTCCTGATCTAGATGTTAGTATCAAACCAGAAGAAGGAAAGATACTTATATTTCCATGCAATTACCTATTCTCTCATGAGGGAGAGATGCCAATATCAAATGAAAAATATATTGTAACGGCTTTTATTAACTTCCAAGATATCTCTCGACACTAGTATAGTCATGTTCATACCATGAGGTATCTGCACAAGTATAATCTTGATATTTGCCTTTTAAATGTTTAGGGAAGGGGATTGTTTTAATAGTTCCCTTCTCTTTTTTTGCGACAAGTTTTGCAACGTCGTAAAACGAAACGGGATTGCCTGTGCCTACGTCATATATTCCACTTCCAGCGTTGTTGTTTAAGACAACATCAACAACATCCTTTACCCAAACGAAATCTCGGAAAAATTTTTCGGATCCTTCGAATAACTTCAGTTCCCCAGTTTCTCTGATTTGCTGAGTGAATTTAGACACTGGACTGGCCTGGTCTCCCTTATGTTCTTCTCCAGTTCCATATACATTGAAATATCTAAATCCCTGAATAGACTTAAACCTATCAATATGATCTAAAACATAGTAATCAATAATCAGTTTAGAAATCGCATACTGATTTAGTGGATTTATAATTTTTCGGTTCTTCTTTTGATTTCCATACACTGAGGCAGAAGATGCATACTTTACTGGAATTTGATACTCAATTGCCTTGTGAAAAATGTGCCCAGTGAAATCTTGATTGTAATGTGAGATTCTCATCCAGTTTTTTTCTGTGGTGGATGAAATCGCTCCATTATGAATAATCAGAGATAGTTTATCCCAATCATCAAATTTGCGAATAAACTCCCAGGCATTATCCTGATCAATACCAATGACAGTATCATGCCCCATTTCACCTAGTGCTTGACGAAAGTGGGATCCAATAAATCCTTTATAGCCAGTTAGTAAGATCATAAATACTTTGGAGAAACCTATAGAGTTTGGGAATGGCAAAGCCCTCTAGTAGAGACGAGTTGAAGGAATATTGTCTAAGGAAACTCGGCAAGCCAGTATTAGAGATTAACGTCGATGATGATCAGATTGAAGATCTCATCGATGATGCAATTCAATTGTACCACGAAAGACACGGTGAGGGAATAGATCGTGTCTTTTTGAAGCACAAACTATTGCAAACTGAAAAAGATACTCTTACTGGTGTTGCAGCAACTACTACGGGAACCAGTTCTCATGGTGGAGTCGCAATGATGGAATATGAGGAAGGTGCAAATTATCTTCCCCTTCCAGATTCAATCATTGGCGTGAATAAAATATTTAAAATTGATTCTTCCTCCGTATCGGACGGATTATTCAATATTAAATACCAACTCTTCCTTAATGATTTATATTACTACGGAGCGATTGATCTTCTCAATTATGGAATGGTCAAGTCTTACTTAGAGACTCTGGACTTTATGATCAATCCTGATGCCCAGATTAGGTTCAACAAGAAAAACAGAAGACTTTACTTAGATATCGATCTGGGATCTCTCACCGAGAACCATTACATCCTCATCGATTGTTATAGAGAAGTAGATCCATCGTCTACAAGCACAGTATACAATGATCTTTGGTTGAAAAAATATACGACTGCCTTGATCAAGAGACAATGGGGACAGAACCTCATTAAGTTCCAGGGAGTAAAACTTCCTGGTGGACTGGAAATGAATGGCAGACAGTTATTTGACGATGGAATAAAAGAAATTGAAAGACTCGAAGAAGTCTTAATGTCTGAATATGCAATGCCACCCCTAGACATGATAGGATAATGCCCCTAAGTCCTTTTTTCTTACACGGATCACCTAGTGAACAAAGGTTAGTACAAGACCTTGTAAACGAACATCTAAAGATGTTTGGTCAGGATGTCTTGTATTTGCCTAGAAAAATTATTAATGAAAA